GATACCTACCACGCCAGCCAAAGGGTTGACAGTCCCTCGTCATTACTGTTTGGTGGATACTCCCATTTGAGTATGTAGCGGCAGTTCACAGTAGGTTATGCGAACTAAGCGTCAGTGCTACAATGATGTGATATAAAGCCGATGACAAGGTATTGTAGTTTTTATAGGAGAGTCGGTTAATGGTAAACCAGCGGTCTCCAACACCGCGACTCGGGGTTCAAATCCCTGCTCTCCTGCCATTTAATATGTGCCCTTAGCTCAGATGGTAGAGCACGTGACTTGTTTGAGTAAACTTAATTGGGAAAGTTGGGGTCCAACCTAAAACGCTATCAAGGAAACGCAATAGACTATGGGGAAAACGCCGTGTTGTGAGTTCGAGTCTCATCTCAAGCACCATTAATCACGGGGTCTGGAGTTCGAACCTCCAAGGGCACACCAAATATGCCTCGGTGGTCAAGTGGTCAAGACACCGCCCTTTCACGGCGGTAACACGGGTTCGACTCCCGTCCGAGGTACCACAGGGTTGGTTTGATTACAACTCGCTAACCGAGGGCTGATGCGAAGGGAGATGGGTTCGAGTCCTATTGATATGTGTTATGTATATAACTAACTCAGGGAGACAACGGTTAGGCTAAGGCGGTTGGCCTCTGGAAACAGTTAAGAATCGCCCTTAATATGCTGATATGATGGAATTGGCAGACTTGGCAGACTCAAAATCTGTTGCTTCGGCGTCTGGGTTCGAATCCCAGTATCAGCACCACATATGGCGAATTAGTCTAATTGGTAAGACAGCAGTCTTGAAAACTGCCGTGGGTGTGAAAGCCCTTCAGGGTTCGAGTCCCTGGTTCGCCGCCAATATATGCCCGTATGGCGGAACTGGAAGACGCGCTAGACTTAGGATCTAGTTCTTCGGAGTGTCGGTTCGACCCCGACTATGGGCACCAAACCATTAAAAAAATATAAAAAAAAGAAAGGAAATTTATTTATGGTAGTTTGTGTTATTTTGGCAATTGTAACTGTTATCCTAGCCTTGGTGGCAGGTTGTGTTGCATTTTACGGCTTCGAGGAAGACAGTGCGGGTCTTGGAGTAGGAGGAGCATTGATATGTATTCTTATGGTTATCCTATTTATCTTCTTGCCCTGGAACTTTAATACGGTCGAAAACGGCGAGATTGCGGTCGTTAAAAATCTTGGTCAGGTTACAGGAACCAGAGAGCCTGGTATGCATACTGACTTCTGGATGACCACTTCTTATATCACGCTCGATACAAAGGTTAGACAGGTCGAGATTATAACTGCGGCATATTCACACGATAAGCAGACAATGGATATTCAGATGACCGTTCAGTATCAGATTAAGAAGGATAAGGCGACCGACATTGTAATTAATTACGGTACTCTCGAAATGCTTGAAGCACGTATTCAGAGCGTTGCTATTGAAAGAATGAAGTCTGTACTTTCTAATGAAGATGCTGTATCAATCATTGAGACACGAGGCACTATCTCTGCAAATGTTGCAACCGCCGTTGAGGAAGCTGTAGGGGATAATTATTATGTAGATATCACTACCGTTGCTCTTACCAACATTGATTTCTCTGATACTTTCGAACAGTCCGTTGAACAGTCAATGGTTGCAAGACAGGAAGTCGAGAGAGCAAAGGCCGAGGCTGAAAAGGCAGTTGCGGCAGCCGAGGGTCAGGTTAAGGTAGCCGAGCAGGAGGCAAAGGCAAAGATTGAAGAAGCCAAGGCAAAGGCTGAGGCTATAAGACTTGCGGCAGAAGCAGAGGCAAATGCTATTGCAATTAAGTCCCTTGAGGTTGCAAGAATGCTTGGATTAACTGTAACTGTTGATAATATAGAAATGATTAAGCCCGATCTCACCGACACAGAAGCGCAGTTGATTGCTGATTATCTCAAGTATATGGAATATCTCGCAACTTGGAATGGTGAACTTCCTGATGTGGTTGCAGATGGTTCTGCAGTTGTTGTAACTCCTTAATAGACATTATATAGGCGATGAAATAGTTTGAAAATGGCCTATTTTATCTGGGCATAGCCAAGCGGTATGGCGCTTCGTTTGGGCCGAAGAGGTCGGGTGTTCGACTCACCCCGCTCAGACCATTATTATTTTTATAAAGGAGAGAGAATATGAAAGAAATTATTGAAACTTTCGGCGCGTTAAAGTCGCCGTTTGATGCAAGAGACTATAAGCTCGTAGCGTCAGCAGAAACATTTCCTGATACTTTCGAACTTCCTAAGGTTACTGTTAAGAATCAGGGAAGTGTAAACTCGTGCGTCGCCCACGCTACTTCAAGCGTTGTAGAGTATCACCACAAGAGACAACACAACGAAAAGAAGTCATTCAGCACCGAGTTCATTTACGGTCTTAGAGATGTTGGTTATTATGTCGGTGAAGGCATGTATATCCGAAATGCACTCAATACTCTGAGAAAGTATGGCGATGTACCTACTACTGATCTTAAAGGAAACAACGAGTATCAGAAGGCTATGAAGATTGTGAATGCCAAGCTTGACGAACTTAAGGACAAGGCTTATCCTCATCGTGTATCTTCCTATTTCCGTGTATATGATGAAAATGCGATTAAGGAAGCATTAATGAAGCATGGTTATGTGGTTGTATCTATGAATTGGCATCAGGGTGCGACTCTCGTTGATAATGTTTATACACCCACCGATAAGGTTAGTGGTCGTCACGCCGTTGTAATTTATGGCTGGAACGAAAAGGGTTGGCTCGTTCAGAATTCCTGGGGCTCTTTGTGGGGCAACAAGGGTAGATTCATTATCCCATTTGATTTCAAGTTTAATGAGATGTGGGGTATTACCGACAACATCACAGAAGATATCGTAAGACCTAAGACCGGAAAGATTTGGGACATACTCTACAAGATTTATAATGCTATAGTTAATTTCTTTGTAAAGGAGAAGGATTTATGATTGATACAACTCTTTTAAGACGCTGGATTGGACGTCTTGGTATGTTGCTGCCTTGGATAGTACTTGGCTTGTCTCTTGTTTTTGGATATGGCTTCCCAGATTCCATCTCGCAGACCTACTACTTTGAACCCTGCATTACGCCTTTTATGATTATACTTGGTGCAGCAGGGCTGTTACTGCTTTGTTATAAGGGTTATGATAAGCAGGACAACATTATATGTACTCTTGCCGGTGTATTTGGTTGGGGAATTTGTATTTTCCCTTGTGCCGTATCTTCGTGGCTTGATGCAGATGGATTAGTTGGAACATTTCAAATCCCTGTTGAAATCAGTGGATGGATACACAACATTAGTGCCTTTGTTTTCTTTGGTCTACTCGCATACAACTCGCTGTTCTTATTCACAAAGAGCGGTGGTGAAATGACAGAAAATAAGAAAAAAAGAAATATTATTTTTAGAGTATGTGGAGTAGGTATGGTAGCCTCCTTCGTCCTATTACTTCTTCCTATTCCTCATATCACTTGGATTGTTGAGGCTATTGCACTTGCCTTCTTTGGCATCTCGTGGCTTACAAAAGCCGATTGTTACCCTTGGCTATTTGCCGACAAGAAAAATTAAAGGAGAAAAGATTATGAATGTTGAACTCAGAAAACTTATCATTATGAATAGAATTGCAAAGCTCGAGGATCGCGGAGACAACGCACCCATTATTGCCAAGCTCCGTAGAGAATTAAAAAGACTCGGTACATAACAATACAAAATGATTGACAAACAAAATCGCTTCTTGTATAATAAATATTGTAGAAACCTTTACGCAATAAATTATACAGGGAGTGATTTTTTTTGAATATTATTACGGCTTATGCAACAAAGAACGATTGCTATATCGCCAAACAACCAATAACACCAGTAGGGATTGTGTTGCATAGCACAGGAGCAAACAATCCAAGCCTAAAGAGATATGTGGACTGCCCGTCCGAGTGTGGTAAGAACTGGTATAACAACCACTGGAACAATCCTTCAAGCAAAATAGGAGAGCAGTGTGTACATAGTTTTATTGGTTATGATAAGTACAATAAAGTGAGGGTAGCAAACATTTTACCATACAATTACGCTTGTTGGGGATGTGGCAGAGGAAAGCACGGAAGTTATAACTACAACCCAACTGGGCATATCCAAATTGAATTATGCGAAGATGGCTTAACAAATGAGGTTTATTTTAACGCAGTGTTTAGCACTGCTGCCGAATACTGTGCGATGCTTTGCAAACAGTTTAATCTTCATCCTGCAACGATTGTTGGGCATTGTGAGGCATACAGAAAAGGTTATGCATCAAACCACGCAGATCCAGAACACTGGTTTAAGAGGCACGGTAAGACTATGAATGATTTTAGAAGATTGGTGGAGTCATTCTTAAGCGTACAAACAAGATACCTGGTGAAAGTGACGACTGATGTGTTGAATGTGAGAAAGGGCGCCGGAATAAACCATAATGTCGTGACGACCGTTAAAAAGAATGAGGTTTATACAATAGTAGAAGAAAAGGTTATTGACAATGATGTTTGGGGGAAATTAAAGTCGGGTGCCGGCTGGATATGCTTAACTTATACAAAGAAATTATAGGGCGTAGCTTAGACTACGCCTTATTTGTTAATAAAATGTAAACAATTACATAAAGGTATTGACATTAAGTTGGTTTGCATATATAATAAGTACACAACAAAATGATTGGAGGAGAGGTAATGAAATTCATATGTTTAGATTGCGAATGCATTTTTGATGAAGATGAGATCTCGGTATGGCAAGAGGACAGAGGTGAATTTTGGGGAGTGCCGTGCGGGGAAACTGTGAGCGGTTGTCCGAGTTGCGGCGGAGCATATGTAGAAGCTCATAAATGCGACGAATGTGATAAATGGATTACTGGAGAATACATAAAGACTACCAGTGGGCAACGAATTTGTGAGAATTGCTACCATACCGTGGAACTCGGAGACGAAGATTATTAAAGGAGAAAGGAATTAAAATGAGTAAGACTTTTTATATTGCAGATTTGCATTTTGGTCACAAGAATATTATCAGATATGATAATAGACCTTTTGCAACCATTGAAGAAATGGATAATACACTTATTAAAAATTGGAATAAAGTAGTGTCAAATGATGATTTTGTCTATATTCTCGGAGACATCAGTTGGCACGACGATGATAAAACGGCTCAAATTTTTAAACAATTACATGGCACCAAGATTCTTATTAGAGGAAATCACGATAATATCAAGAGTGGTTCCGAGTTAGCCAAATGCTTCGCGAGTGTTCAAGATTATGCTGAGCTTTACCTCGATAAAAAGAACAAGGTAATTATGTCTCATTATCCAATACTGTTTTGGAATGGTCAGTTTAGAGATTCAATACATCTATATGGCCATGTACATAATTCACATCAGTGGAATATGTGTGAAAGCTGGATTGAGGAAGCGAGACAATTGCAGGATATTCCGATGAGAATGTACAACGTTGGATGTATGATGGAGTGGATGGATTATACTCCTCGTACTCTTGAAGAAATTATTAATGGATATAACAAAATAAAATGATTAAAATAAATTTTTAAAAGAAAAAGGAGAAATTATTATGACTAACACTACTTTATGGAATACCGTCAGTGCCAATGGAACTATCGGGGTATGTACAGGCTATGTAACTATGGACAGTGTAAGATCTGCCATCGACGAGGCAACGAAGAAGCCGGAGGTTAGACCCGAGCAGCGTTCTGCTCTTGAAGTTAAGAAGAGAGTTATCGCCAAGTTCTATAAGGATGGATTCTTTACCGATAGCAAGGATCTCATTCCGGCGATCAAGTCGGTTGAGGTATTTAATGAGAAGACCGTAAAGGTAACTTTCGCGAACGGCGACGTTCAGAAGTCAACTGCGCAGAAAGGTGACACATTCTCTCTCGAAGATGGTCTCCTCAGATGTGTCGTGAAAGAGATGATTGGTAAGGAGGGTACTGCTATTCTCGGTAAGCTACTTTCTTATGCTACGGATGTTTACACTAAGGCAGAGACAGAGAAGAAGCAGAAGGCTAAAGAAGAAGAAAAGAAGAAAATTACCGCCGAAAAGAATCGTAAGAAGTTGCAGAGGCACTGGGAAAAGAAGCGTGTTATGGAAAGAGAAAAGCGCATTCAGGAAATGGCTGAAGCGATTGTAAGAGCAAAGGAGATGGAGAAGAATGTATAACGCTTATATTACAAGAATTAAGAATATGCATAAGCACCCTAATGCTGATCGACTTCAGATTGGTGAGTGCTTCGGAAATGCCGTAATCGTATCGATGGAATATGAGGACAATCAGCTCGGCGTATATTTTCCCTCGGACGGTCAGTTGTCCGTAGAGTTTGCCGAGGCTAATAATCTGCTCCGTAAGAAGGACGAGAACGGAAACAACATTGGTGGATATATTGACCCCGACAAGAGAAATGTAACGGCAATTAAGCTTCGTGGAGAGAAGTCGGATGGTCTCTTCCTTCCTCTCAAGTCACTTGAGTCTTTCGGCGATATTACTACTCTTCGTGAGGGCGACAGAATTGATAACTTTAATGGACACGAAATTTGTTGCAAGTATGTACCTCGTAAGCAGAACAGAAGAGGACATTATTCAGAGGGTAATAAGACTCGCAAGAAGAAGGTTCCCGTAGCACCTCTCTTTGCGGAGCACGCAGACACCGAGCAGTTGGCTTACAACCTCTCTGCATTTAAGACTGGCGATGAAATCGAAATCACCCTCAAGATGCACGGTACTTCCCAGAGAACTGGTTATCTCCCTGTATTCAAGGGATACAAGAAGGACTTCTGGGGTAGAATTATGTCTTGTGTAAAGCCCAAGAGCGAGTTTGCAAAGAAGCTCCTTGAAAAGGCTGAACATCTTGCTACTCCTATTTATGATTGGGGTTATGTATCCGGTACTCGTCGTACCGTACTAGAGAATTTTGACGGTGGATATTATGGAAGCAATGAATTCCGTGAAGCACATTCAAAGTTCTTTGAAGGCAAGTTGAACAAAGGAGAGGAAATTTTCTACGAGGTGGTTGGTTTCACTCATACCGGAGCACCCATTATGGCAAGCGGTGATAATAAGAAGTTGAATGACAAGGAATTTGTAAAGCAGTATGGACAGACTACGGTGTTCTCTTATGGATGTTCTCCTACTATTGATTTTGGTGGAGATGCGATTCAATCTGATATTTATGTATATCGTATGACTATGACCAATGAGGACGGTTTTACCGTAGAATACACGCCCGACTTTATGAGGTACCGTTGTGAACAGATGGGTGTTAAGTGTGTGCCCGTTATGTGGAAGGGTGTAATTCCTACGTCAAATATTCCTGAGGGAGTTCCCTATTGTCCTACTGGCGATGAGCCTGAATTTTCTGCCGGTGAATGGATTAAGGATAAGGCAGAAGAGTACTACGATGGCCCCGACCCCGTTGGTAAGACACATATCCGTGAGGGCGTTGTCGTAAGAATTATTAACCGTCCTAAGTTCTGTGCATACAAGCACAAGAATTGGTATTTCAAGGCCCTTGAGGGCATTGTTAAGGTCGAAGCTGAGGCTCCTGATATAGAGGAAGCCGAGTCGGTTGATAATGACACAGAGTGATTATGGGTTACATTTATAAAATTACTAATAACATAAATAATAAGTGTTACATCGGCAAAACAGAGAGAACTATTGAAATTAGATGGTCCGAACATATACGACCAAGTATATGGAAGCAGGATTTGCCATTGTATCGAGCTCTTGCAAAATATGGCGTTGGCAATTTTTCAATTGAAGAGATTGAAGAGTGCGACAATACCATATTAGATGAACGAGAAATCTATTGGATAGATTATTTTGACGCTTACCGAAAAGGATATAACTGTACTGCTGGTGGCGAGGGAGGCATTAAAACCTACGAAGAAAACATTGACGCTGTTATTGAGCGTTATTTAAATGGTGAAAGACTGGATTTAATATGCAAAGAATATCATTATGACTATGCGTGTATTAGACCCAAGATAGAGGCGAAAGGAATTATTATTAACACTTTTGCGGGACCAGAAAAGATAAGCAAAAAAATATATGCAATAGATCCTATGACATTGGATGTCGTTGCCGAGTATGAATCTATTTCAGCCGCAGGTAGAGCATTATGTAAAGAAGGAAGAAATCCAAGGGCAATAGCAAATCATATTAGTAAACAAAAGGATACTCAAAATATTACGCACGGATTTTTGTGGCGTACTACAATCGAAGAAAATCAAACAACGAAAGAATTGGAGATTAACAAATGAACAGACCTTCACTCATAATTCTTTGCGGAATTCCTGGCTCTGGAAAGACCACATACGCAAAGAAGTATATTAGCGAATATCCAAAGACTCCTGTACATCTTTCTTCAGATAAAATTCGTGAAGAATTATATGGAGATGAAACCATACAAAGCAATCCCAGTGAGGTGTTTGCTCTTATGCAGAAGAGAGCAATTGAGGCTCTTAATGATGGCCACGACGTTCTGTATGACGCTACAAACGTAACTCGTAAGGATAGAGCTGGAATTATTGGGGCATGCCCTAAGTTTGCAAAGATTGAGTGTCATATTATTTGGGCACCCATTGAGACTTGCATTGAGAGAGATGCGTCAAGGGATAGAACTGTTGGTAAAGAGGTTATTGATAGGATGCTTAAGAGATTTCAGGCAGTTTATTACGATGAGGGTATTGATGAAATTAAGATTGTTAGACCAGATGATTTTAATGCAATGAAATATATGTGTGATCATTGGGAGAGAATGGAGATTCCACACGATAATCCACATCACACATTAGATATTTTGCATCACTGTTGGAAGAGCAAAATATATATAACAAAAAGATGTTCGAATCTTGATTTGAGTGTAGCTGCTGAATGGCATGATATGTCGAAACCATATGTAAAATCTTTTAATGATGCAAAGGGAAATCCGAGTGAATGTGCGCATTATTATCAGCATCAAGCCGTTTCTGCATGGGAGTCGTATGGTTTACCTAAAATTACACCATATTCTTCGTGGCTCATATCGACGCATATGGAGTCCTTCTTTAATTCTAAATACTACAAGAATTTGCCGCCTTTTCTTAAGAAGGACATAGACCTACTTCACGAGGCAGACTTGGCGGCACATTAAACGAGGTAACGAAATGACAATTAATGAAATTAAAACTTTAATACAGACGCCGGATTATGATTTCCTGAGAACCAACGAACATCTTGGTTCAAACATCATTCTTCTTACTCTTGGAGGCAGTCACGCCTACGGTACCAATGTAGAAGGTTCTGATGTCGATGTGCGTGGCGTCGCTCTTAATTCAAAGGAAGAGATTTTGACCAATAAGAATTTTGAACAGTTCGTCAACGAGGCAACCGACACAACTATTTACGCTTTCAACAAGATAATTAATCTTTTAATCAATGTGAACCCTAACACGATTGAAATGCTCGGATGTAAGCCCGAACATTACCTCTACCTTTCACCGATCGGCAAAGAACTCATAGACAACCGACATCTCTTCCTCTCTAAGAAATGTATTCATTCCTTTGGTGGTTATGCTAATCAGCAGTTGCGCAGGTTATCTTCAAAGTCGGCGCAGAGTGTAGGTCAAGCAGAGCAAGAACAGTATATTCTTAATAGCATCAAAAATGCCGCTTATGATTTTAAACACGATTTCTTTGAGTATGATGAAGATGCTATCAAACTTTACATAGACAAGTCTAATCAACCTGAATGCGATACCGAAATTTTTATGGATATCAATTTAACGCATTATCCTTTGCGAGACTACAAGGGTATGTGGAATGTTATGAAGAGCATTGTCAAAGATTACTCCAAAATTGGGCACAGAAACCTTAATGCAATTGAGCATAATAAAATAGCGAAGCATATGATGCACTTGATTAGATTGTATCTTATGTGCCTTGATATTATGCGAGATGGTGAAATTATCACCTACCGCGAGAAAGACCACGACTTGCTAATGGATATTCGTGCCGGCAAATATCTTGATGATAATCAGCAACCTACCAAAGAGTTTATGGAAATGGTTGACCATTTTGAGGCTGAGATGCAGAAAGCTAAGGAGACGACTGAGTTACCAGCGACACCTGATTATAAGAAGATAAATGAGTTTGTTATGTCTGTCAATGAAAGAATTGTAAAAGGTGAAATATGATATTTGGAAGAAATAATAGATTTAACAATGTAATAATAAACGGACAAACTATCACCTGTTCAGGAAGTAATATTACAATCTCGAACGGAAAAGTTATTGTTGATGGCAAAGTGATACAGTCTGACCTCTGCGGTAATGTGGAAGTTGTCATTAACGGTGATGTAAACAAGATTGATTGCTCTGGTTCCGTAGAAGTACACGGCAATAGTGGTTCAATTGATTGTGGTGGCAGTTGTACAGTAGATGGAGATGTTAATGGAAATATTGATGCAGGGGGTTCTATCACTTGCGGAAATGTCTCGGGTGATATTGAAGCAGGTGGCAGTGTGAGGTGTAAGAGATGAACAAAATTGAAAGAATTAAAGAACTTGTAGAGATGCTTAATGAAGCTTCGGATGCATATTATGTAAACGATAACCCTATTATGCCCGACAAGAAATATGATGAACTCTATGATGAACTTGAGAAGTTAGAGAAGGAAACGGGATATATTCTTACTTCATCTGTTACGCAAAAGGTTCAGGGCAAAGTCCTTGAGGGCTTTCAAAAGATAACGCATTCCAAACCTATGCTCTCTGCGGCAAAGACAAAGGATATAAATGAAATTAAGAAGTTTATTGGAAACAACGACTTCTACTGTAGTTACAAACTTGACGGACTAACACTTGTTGTTATATATGAAGGAGGCAAATTCAAGAAAGCTATTACTCGTGGTACAGGCTTGATTGGAGAGGATGTGACTGAACAGGCAAAAATGATTACAAATCTTCCTATGTATATTCCTTACGATGATTATCTTGAACTTCGTGGTGAGTGTGTTGTATCTTGGGATGATTTTCACAAGATTAATGAAGGACTTGATGAGCCATATTCACATCCGAGAAACTTGGCGGCAGGAAGTCTGAGAAATCTTGATACCAACATTACAAAGCAGAGAAAACTTTCTTATGTGGTATTTGAATGTGTGTCTGATTTAAATAATTATCGCGCAGATCAGGTTTTTGATTCAAAGTGGTTAGCGCTTTATTTCTTAAAAGATTTAGGATTTACGACCGTACAAATAGGTGTTAATTTCTCTGTTGAGGATTTAGTTGGAGAGATGACTCCTGAACTCTGTCCTTATCCCGTCGATGGATTAATTTTTGAAATGACTAGCAAGAAATACTCAAAATCACTTCCCTCAACAGGGCATCACGAAGGTTGTAGAATGGCTTTCAAATGGGCAGACTCTACATATGAAACGACTCTCAGAGATGTTGTATGGGATGTCGGACGTAGTGGTGTAATTTCGCCAGTGGCCGTATTTGATGAGGTGGATTTAGATGGTGCTTTGACCACAAGGGCCACGCTTCACAATCTTTCTGTTATTGAAAGTCTTGAACTTGGCATCGGCGATACAATTACAGTATATCGTTCTAATATGGTTATACCTAAGATTGACGATAATCTTACACGAAGCAACACTCTGGTAATTCCAGACACTTGCCCTTGTTGCGGATCTAAGGCAGAAATTAAGTATACGGATAATAGTAAGTTTCTTATGTGTGCCAATCCTAATTGTTCTGCAAAAACGCTTGCCAAGTTTACACACTTTGTAAGTCGGAATTGTATGAACATAGACGGTCTCTCAGAGAAGACTCTTGAAGCTCTAATTTCACACGATTTTCTGCACACTTATAAGGATATTTATCACCTTTCAGAGCACAAGCAAGCACTTACTAGGCTAGAAGGTATGGGTGAAAAATCAGTAAGTACTCTGCTAAAATCTATTGAAGATTCAAGGTATGTGAAGTTGGAGAATTTTATTGCGGCTTTAGGAATTCCAGAAGTCGGAATTAGTACTGCAAAAGCAATGGCAGTATACTGTAATAATGATGTGAAAAAGTTTCTTAGTATGACTTGTGGTGGTAGATGGGAATATGTTGATGGAATTGGCGTAAACACTTCATATAAGATTAGCAAC